GAAACTGCTCCAGTGCTTGTGCTTTGGTGGTGGTTCGCATCGGTTGAATTCCTTTGACTCTTTAATAATACACGATTTTGGTCCCCTGTGGGGGTTTGGTGGACACTTCGCCAACTGTCACCCGTGGTTCTCCATGAACTCATCTAGAGTGTAACCTTCTCCGGTTGATGTTTCTTCGATTAATTCTTCAACTGTGAGTGATTCCATGTCCTTTCGATATTCTTCTGGTGTTGGATCTTCTGGGTCATAATCATCGTGGCAGAGGTAATCCCACTCATGAACAAGTGCATCAATCAGTTGTTCTTTGGTGTAATTAGACATTTGCAAATCTCCCGTTGTTGAAGTTTGCATGTGAAAACTGCTCACGATTGACGAGTTTGAACATACCAAACTCATTGGTCTTGACATAACCTTCGCCACGACATTGACGATTGCCAATGTATGCACTAGGTCCGTTGTTTCTCATCATGAACAACATGTCATCTTTGATGGACTTGATCAAGAACCAGTAACTAATCAAACGGGAGTTGTTGAATGTTTCTGGCACAACTTCACGACCTTCACGAATACATTTGTTCAATGCTACTTGAAGTTCTGCTGCTTCTTTCTTGTCAGCAAATGTTACCATCTGTGCCATTTGACGGGCAAAGCCCACAATCTCATCAAAATCTTCATCGACTTGCCAACACTCAGGTTGAACAAACTTACACGACTCAGTATCCTCAAAGATCTCCATGTCTACCATGTCGTTGATGACATAAGCATCTTTCATTTCATCATCGGTTGCATACAATGTATGAGGTGCGATGATGATATCCTGATGAATTACTTCATCAAAGATGTAAGTAATCGTATTGGGGCAAAAAGTATCATCACCACCAAACCCAATAAAATCACCTTGAACAATCCCGTCGAAATCAGGAAGGTTATCAAGGCAATGGTGTAATATATCAGCAACATTGCCAACATGATTGTCATCAATGTCAGAATGTGTTTCGTTAATCTTGATAAGTTTCTTGTTAAAGACCGATTTTGTACCAACAAAGAATCGACCCGTCTGCGGATTCGTACCCCATACAATCGCAGGAGCGCCATCGATCTTCGCAGAGATTTCACCATCAGAAAGGAACCAATCAAGTACAGAAAGATCACCCGTCAGAATAGAATCTTCGGGGTGCTCAAGGTGTGTGTTTTTCATACTGTTAGTATGGCACGGAATAAGGGACAAATCAAGCAGGTGTGTGGAGGTTGTTCAACTGTCACTCGATACCAGCATTAGCAGATAGCAAAGGAAAATGTCCAGTCAATTCTTGATACTTAGCGCATAATGAAGATTCATACTTGTAAAAAGTTTTGGCGTTATATGTCATCTCATCTCCCCATACATTGATAGTCGCCTCAGCAAGTGGCACATCAAATACATACCACTCAACAGATTTGCCTTGAGAAAGTGCAGAATACTGTTCTTCAGTAATGTGATAGTTTGTGGTTGAACATGTGCCAGCAGCTCTTGCTTTACGTGTGCCACAATTGTATGACTGATGACGCTTCATCATGCCAGTATATGTTCCACCAATCTTGGCAACTTTGTTATCAATGGCAAGAATGTAGATGCGTTCAGCATATTCTTTGTATTGCACTTCACGTCCCTTAGTTGGAACATACTGAATGGGATTTACGTCAGGATTCTTGATAAAACGTGCTTCTGGTTTGATTTCAGCAGTGCAAGCAAGATAAAATCCATGCTGTTCAGCGAATTGCTTTGCATTAAGTTCATCACTGAGATTAGTATTGTGCTCAGTAAGAGGTATTGGAAAAATAGTCATTTTGTTTTTGAGTGTAATGGAAAGCGTTATGCGTTCCTTTGACTCTCTTAATATACACGATTTTGGTGCCCTGTGGGGGTTTGGTAGACACTTCAACCAACTGTCACAACCCCATCTCTGCTTTGCGTTCTTTGTATGCTTTTATTACAAGTGACTTACCACCAACATTGGGAGCACCCATATTTGACACATACTTAGACCAATCTATGCTCTCAAAAATATCTCTTACATACGGTTGATTTGCTTTGAACAGATAATGTGTGGTTGTATTCTCTGGAACTTCACTATAATCACATACACGAATCTGTCCCCAGTATTTGAGTGCAAACTCCCAGTATTCTTGGTTTTTAATTTGCTCTCTCACTGCTGGTAGTTTAGGAACATTGTCACATGTCAAGAACATATCAAAATCTACATGTTTTGTTGGTGGTCTCTCTCTTATTCTAAGATCTGGATAACCTTTTGGATTTGTCTTTGACCAGATTTGCATACAACAAGGGACATCATATTGCTCACCATTGAATACAAAACTGTTTTTTGGCAAAAACTGTGTGTAGTATAGACCAAATGACCTATCCAACTGAAATTGCACCTTCCAGGAAGTTTGCCACTTAGCAGGAATAATAAATCCAATCAACTCACTGAATGTTGCAGCATGATTAAAGAATCCTTTTGCAAGTGGATTCATATATCCAGACCCAAAAGGTGGGTTTCCAACTGTTGCAATCCTGATGTTATTTGTCAGTATGGGATTGTATCCTGGATCATACTCAAAAAAGTCCTGTTTAGTGATACCTGGGCCCTCAGGTGCTAAATCCAAACCAACAGCATCAGCAGGAAGATATTGCAAAATGTTACCACTACCAGCAGAAGGTTCGATAACCATATCATACTGATCTAATGGAAACATTTCATTGATCTTATCAACAAACGTCTTTGCAATATCTGGATGAGTGTAAAACTTATCCAAATCCTTTGCCTTCTTACTCATACTTATTACCTACGAATTTCACTGATAGCGGGTTGACCTTGATTGAACACAACATCAACAACTGCCTGAACTTTCTTGGCAGTGCTGATACCCACTCTATCATAAGTTGGAATACAAACCAACCCAAATGTTTTCTCAGTGCTACCCAAACGGATCACACGACCAATCGACTGACTGATACCAATGTAGTCCATGTTACGCATGAAGATAACAGCTTCGAGTCCACTTACGTTGATACCCTCAGACAGAATAGAGTGGTGGATGACAACAAACTTCTTACCATCTTCCTTGCCCCACTCATTCAGAGTGTCAAAGAATACGTCACGATTGACTTTCTTACCATCGATGATTGCACCAGTCTTGGATGTGATCATCATCCAGGAGTATCCACGCTCCTTGAGTTGTAGACAAAAATCTGATTGTGAAACAAGACCCATGATTTGCTTCGTAGAACGAGCACATATCAAAGTCTTGTCGATGTTGTTTTCATCGATAGTTTCGATGAGGTTGTCTCCATCCTCAGCATACATAACCTTTCTTCCCTTGATGATGGGCAGTTGTTTAACAACCACTTTTGGAGGAAGAATGTACCCTTCATCAACAAGCAAAGGAGCAGGAACATTACATAAAACTTGACCATAGACACTCCAATTCATTCCAGGTTTAGATGCAGCAAGAGAATGTTTGGGTGTTGCTGTGAAGAAATAGCAACGATTTGTATTCTCTGCAAAATACTCAGTCGCAGGAAAGAAGTTACGCTGAACACTATTGTGTGCTTCATCAAAATAGATGTTGTCCACCTCAATATCTGCTTCCATGATACGATGGAGCGAATGATAGGAGGTGAAGATGATAACATTCTCACCCACTGCGCGAGCAGTGTTAGCAAAGACATGAATGTCATCTGCTTTTGTTGTAGAATAGTGCTCTGTCTCACCACTATGAACGTGCATCACATGTGTGTGAGTTGTATCAATCAACTCAAGGAATTCACTGCACAGTTGTTCTGCCAACAGAATACGTGGAGCAACAACAACAGTCGTCATTCCGTTGTCGATATACTTACAATTCTCCACAACATCCTGAATCATACAGATAGTTTTGCCACCACCTGTAGGCACAATGATTTGACCTTTGTCGTATGCAAGCATACGATCAACAATATCTCTTTGATGTGGGCGGAGGGTGACCGTCATTCGTGTTCCGTTGATACCAATACTATAACGCACAGAGAGACCTCTGGGAGACCCTCTGTGCCACTTGTTCAATCGTCCGCGTCTTCTTTAACCTCTTCGACTTTCTTTGTCACCTTTGGTCCTTTTTGAACCATGTCGTTGTCAATGAAGAACTGAACTCGTTCACATCGCATGGTCAAAAGATCAGCATATCGTTGTTTC